TTCCATTAAAGTAATTGTTGAAATGGAACTAACATTAGTTGCACCATTTCTAAAATTAACATATAAAGCATTTGAACCATCTGCAAATCCTTGAACCTTATAAGTTATTGAAGATGTTGAAGATGGAGAATCCATATAAACCATGTGCATTCCTTCTCCTCTTGAACTATTTATTGTTCCTCCTGTTGAACAAGCAGTATTTCCAGATATTGTTCCAATACCTACTGGAGTAGAGTCTCTAACTATTTGATATTTTAAACCTGATGCTACATTTGTGTCATGACCTCCAATGTTTATAGAAATTAAAATTTTATTTGAAGATGAAGACGGTGTGATTGAAGAACTCATACCAGTTATATCAACATAACCAGTTGAACTAGT